AATAATATTATTAACGGATGTAATTACAAAGGAGAAACAAATGTTTCAGACAGAACATCTACAAGAAAAGTGGCAGCCAGTCCTAGAACACCCCGATCTACCACGGATCGAGGATTCTTACAAGCGGGCCGTTACCACTCTCATCCTAGAAAACCAAGAAAAAGCACTGCGTGAAGATCGTGGTTTCCTTTCAGAAACAGCACCAACCAACAGCACTGGTGGTTCGATTGACAATTGGGATCCAATTCTAATTTCGCTCGTTCGCCGTGCGATGCCTAACCTTATCGCGTATGACGTTTGCGGTGTGCAGCCAATGACAGGTCCAACTGGACTTATCTTTGCGATGCGTTCCTCGCTTCAGTCTTCCGATGGTGCAGAAGCTCTCGTTGACGAGTCCCTTCCGGGCGCACAGGGTCGTTCGAACCAGAACGCTGCCGGTACAATCGGTGGTGGCGACGTTGGTTCTACAGAAACTAACCCTGCTGTTCTTAATGACAGCCCTGCCGGTACTTACACAAGTGCCACAGGTATGACGACTGCTCAGTCAGAAGCTCTTGGTGATAGCGGTACGAACGCTTTCGCTGAAATGGCCTTCTCCATTGAGAAGTCAACGGTTACTGCGGTTTCCCGTGCGCTCAAAGCTGAGTACACAATGGAACTCGCACAGGACTTGAAAGCTATTCATGGTCTTGACGCCGAAACAGAACTCAGCAACATTCTGTCCACAGAAATCCTTGCTGAAATCAACCGTGAAGTTGTTCGTTCGCTGTATGTTACGGCGGTTGCGGGTGCTCAGGTTAACACAACTAACGCTGGTATCTTTGATCTGGACACCGACTCGAATGGTCGTTGGTCAGTTGAGAAGTTCAAGGGTCTGATGTTCCAGATCGAGCGTGATGCTAATGCGATTGGTCAGCAGACTCGTCGCGGCAAAGGTAACATGCTGATCGTTTCGGCTGACGTTGCTTCTGCTCTTCAGATGGCTGGTGTTCTTGATTACACGCCTGCTCTGAACAACAACCTGTCGGTTGACGACACATCCACCACATTCGCTGGTGTGATGAATGGTCGTTTCAAGGTCTATGTTGATCCGTATTCTGCAAACGTCGCTGCTTCTCAGTACTACGTCTGTGGTTACAAGGGCACATCGCCTTACGATGCTGGTTTCTTCTACTGCCCATACGTTCCGCTTCAGATGGTTCGTGCGGTTGGTGAGAACTCCTTCCAGCCCAAGATTGGTTTCAAGACCCGTTATGGTCTTGCTGCTAACCCATTCGCTGGTGCGGGTGCGGTTGCTGCTGGTGACACGGTTAACACCAATGCTTCACTTGATGCAAACACCAATGCTTGGTATCGTCGCGTTAAAGTCTCTAACCTTATGTAAAATAAGGGGTCTAACAGACTTGGGGGAGGGCTTCGGCTCTCCCCTTTTTTTGTTGACAATACAATGAAACCACTCTATACTATAAATATAATATAAAGGAGTGATAATATGGCCTTTAGACTAGGTGTAAACGAATCAATAATTGCCTGTCCCCAAGCAATCAAGTCAGAATTTCGAGGTATAACCAAAGGAATGGAAACAGAAGTTTTCTTTGGAGACGATAACTGGCGTGGCAGCCAATCTAAGCAATTTGTATGTAAGATTTCAAAGGGAAATTTTGAAATTGCTTTTAAAACAATTCCTAGTGTGACTTCAGATTACGAATCAAAAACAGGTGGAAGAAGAATTATAAATTTTATATTAGGAAATTATAAAATTCAATTTCAAGAAAGTTCAAAACGATCCGGCGCACCAGATGGTGGAACCACACAACAACAAGAACTAGCATCATTGTGGATGATTGAACAGGCGCTTGGTTCAGCTAATCGTATCTATAAAGATATTACAGATTTAAAGGGTGATAAGGCTGGGTTTGCTGAGTTAGTTAAACTTTATCCAGACCTAGAAACTAACACAAAGTGGATTAATGGACTGATTGCTCAACAAAAGACTGTTGGTGATCGACTTAAAAAAGGACACTATACTGTTTTTAATAGAGATGGTGGGTTCATGGACTTTATTGCTAAGATTGTAAAAGACAAGTTTGGTATTACAAAGAAGGATAGTTGGAATCCAGCAGATGTGTGGGTTATCAAAGACCAAAAAAAAGTAGAAAAACAGATTAAAGAAGCTGTTGATGGTAGATATTCATCTATACAAGAATTAAATGCTGTGATGCGTCTTCAGTGGGAGGATAAACAGTTGAAGGGCATATCACTTAAAGCAATTAGTGGTAAAGATGCTAAGTGGGAAGAAGTAAATATTACTAAGGCGCTGTTTACTGAAACAAACAAGCCGCCGGTATTTGAACTGAAAGAGGCAATGATTAAACTCGACCTAAAACCAACAAAAGTATTTCAGTCACAAGACACAATTATTCGCATCAAAGAGGGTAATGTAGAGTATAAGTTTCAGATTAAGATGAACTCCCGTGGGTTCAGCAACCTAAAGTTTGAACCAACACAAAAAGGATCAGGCGCGGCACGATTAGGTAAGGTGCCTTTGGATATGTTAAAGAGTATGCTGTCAAGCGACTATAATTTATCATTCAAAAACAACAACTCTCTTCATCCAAAAACACGATTAGAATTTGAACAGAAAGAAAAACACTATTCAAATATGTGGACTAATGTAAAAAAGGGCGGCGCAGTTACAAATATTCACAGTGCAGAAGACTTTAGAGAGAATATGAAAACAGTATTCACACTAGAACCAGATGTAGCAAACTCTAAACTGATGCAACTGGATTTTTTAAACTTAATATTTTCATTAAACGAAAAGAAAAGAGATAAGCTTCTGACAGATATGGTATTTCTTGCAATGAAAAAAGGAGAAATGTTTGGGCCTTTTGCAAAACTCTTTTAAGAAGGACTAAATAGTATCATGGTTACATCAACATCACCACTCGCAAGACAACCAGACCAGCTGGACTACGCTAGTCCATCTCAGTTTCGTTTTGGTATTAAACAACTGCCGGACGTTGAATTTTTTACTATTGATGCTAATTTGCCTGGCATCACAGCAACATCCGTAGATTTTAATACACCATTCAAGGATATTCCATTACAGGGTGATAAACTAACATACGCTGATCTCACTATCACGTTTATTGTTGATGAATTTCTTACAAACTACCAAGCGCTTCATAACTGGATGACAGGTTATACATTTCCAGAAAACAGAAGTCAGTTCAGAACACACAGAGACGTTACATCAAACACTCCAGCTGGAGGTTCAACGCCGTCAATTGACCTTGTTGGAAAAGCAACTCCTGATAAAGCAATGTACTCAGATGCATTTCTTATGATTTTGTCAAATAAGAACAATCCAATCCTAAACGTAAATTTTCAGAATGTGTTTCCAACATCACTAGGCGATCTTAGATACTCGCAGGGTATAACAGATGTTGAGTACATGACTGTTGATGCCACCTTCATGTACCAAATCTACAAATTTGAGGGTGTCTAAATAGGATTGAGCAGGTTTGGTAAGCTTTAACAATTATCAAATCTTAGACTTAATCACTGGTGACAACTCGTTCGAACTCATCAGGGTCAATATAGTACAGAGAGAAACCAAACTGCTCACTTTTTTTATTATGAGGTAAACATGGATTTAGAGACACTAAAACGAACTGCAAGGGAAGACCTTCCCGTATCTGATCTAGAACACATTGATCAGGAATCTTTTAAAAATCAAATGATCAAACAGAAGTGGTTGGACTACAAGGCTGACTTTGAACTTCTGCTTATCAAAGCAAAAACTGACCATCAACAGATGTACCGCGAGAAGTGGGAATACTATGGTGGTAAGGCAGATGCAAAAGTGTATGCATCCAAACCTTTTGACATCAAGGTTATGAAGACAGACCTTCAGATGTATATTCAGTCTGACGATGATATTCTTCGAATTCAAAACAAAATGGGTTACTATGAATCCTGTGTAGACTACTGCAAGGGTGTAATTAAGTCTATCGACAATCGTGGATGGGACATTCGTAATGCAACTGATTGGAAGAAGTTTGAAGCTGGTATGATATGATTCACTACACCAACATTCATAATAATTTTTCTGTTCCTGACACTTTGGAAAATGGTTCTATTACAAATGAAAGTGGTACTGTTAAAAGAAGTTCAAAGGTATTTTTTATTAAAGATGCTGAAATCTGTAGAGAAATCTTTAACATAATCGATTATACAACACTAATAAATTTGACTGATATTGAACCATTGCAATATTCAGAATATGGTGTTGATGATGAATATGGGTGGCATCGTGACGTTCATGACGAGCCATATTCGAATGGACTAGTTCGAAAGGTATCCTTTTCGACTATTCTGAATACTGATTTCGAAGGTGGTGAATTTGACATTGAAACAAATAATCCAACGGACAAAAAAAGATACCAGACATTTGAATCTGAAGAATACAACACTATAATATTTCCCGCGCACATGTGGCACAGAGTAAGACCAGTAAAGTCCGGTGTTAGAAAATCCATCGTGGGTTGGTTACTGGGGCATCCGTAATGCGTATATCAAAGAAAAACGAAGTCTATCTAGTTCTAGATGAGATGGAAGCTTCTACTCGACAAGAGTTGACAGAGTTTTTTACCTTTGAGGTTCCCGGTTTTAAATTTATGCCTATGTATCGCAATCGAATGTGGGATGGAAAGATACGACTCTTTTCCCCAGCAACGGGTGAGATATATGTTGGTCTATTAGAATACATCAAAGGGTTTTGTCAGAAAAACAAAATCGACTATATATTAGAAGAAGGAGTAGAAAATGATAGGACTGTTGTACGTCAGGTCGTTAGAGATTTTATCAGGTCACTCAGACCCAAATCCGGTGGTAAATCGCTTAAAGTGCGAGATTACCAAATTGACGCCGTATATCATGGCATTTCCAGAAATCGTGCTCTGCTTGTTAGTCCTACTGCTTCGGGTAAATCACTCGTAATATATTCGTTAGTTCGTTATTATCATATGATGGGTTTGAAGACCCTGATACTAGTTCCTACCACCTCACTTGTGGAACAAATGTATTCAGATTTTGAGGACTACGGTTGGAGCTCTGGTACATACTGTCAGAAGGTATATCAGGGACACTCCAGTAAGGTTGAGAAAGACGTTGTTATATCGACATGGCAGTCTATCTACAAGTTACCAAAGAAATATTTTGAACAGTTTGGTTGTGTGATTGGTGATGAGGCGCATATGTTTAAGGCTAAGTCACTCACTGGTATCATGACAAAGTTACACCTATGTAAGTACAGATTCGGGCTTACGGGGACTTTAGACGGTACTCAGACGCACCAACTTGTTTTAGAGGGACTATTTGGTCCAGTTGAAAAAGTAACTACCACAAAGGAGCTAATTGAGAAG